GGGTATTTAAGTGGACGGCCTAACCCGATTTCAGAGTTAGTTGGAACGGCTACGTCCTTTTCAATTGCTTTTTTCGTCATGGCTTTAATTATTGATTTGATGCAAATATATAAATAAATTTGTATTGGTTGCAAAAATGTTTTATGTTTGTTCGACCGAAGGCAATTTGCCCCAACGGTTACTGCTAAACAATCGGATTTAACGGGTAAATAACTATAAGATGAAACTAATAACACCACAGGAATACATTGATGACCTTTATGATGGCATTGATTTTCCAATTGACAGGAATAAGTTTGAACTGATAGGCAAGTTGATGACCGACTACGCTAAATACTACCACAGGCAGCAAGTTAAATCTGTTGATTTAGCCGATGTTAGGCGTAGTGTTTCTGTTAATATAGTAGATAGTGATATTGCAACGATTGAAGCATTACACGATTTGCTATTAGATGCACACGGCTATTCGTTAGACTTCATTACCTTAAAAAGAGCAAGAGAATTAACCGCAAAAATGTACAAGGCGTTCAAATAACATTACGCCTAACGGTTACAGATATGGGAAGTGCGCCCTCACATACGCACTACACTAAATACGAGTTACAAACCTCCACGTTTGCGAGCGTGGGCAAAAAGTAAAATTATGCAAGAACATGAATTTAAAATTGTAAAGGAAATTGAGCCTAATGGCAGGGTTTGGTTTAAGGTATTTGTGAACGGAGTTATTCAAAAAAGTGAATTTACATACGAAGAAGCAAAAGAAGTTTTAGAAACTTGTAAGAGAAATATAAGGCAGTGGAAACAGCAAAGATATAAAGAGGTTGTTTATTTAGAACGGTGGGAGGGCTAAAATGCGTATCCCGTAGGGTATGCTTTTTAGGTATTGTTGTGCAATCTTAGCGGTTTATTAACTACAAAATTTGAAAATATGGGATATAGAAAACACGATAAGATTAAGGCTTTTCAGCCAAAAACAAAGTATTTAACTCACAACAAAGATTATTGGGTTGAGTGGATTTCGACAGGTGGTTACATTGCAGTAAGAAATGATGCGGGTAAAATAAAACCTTACGCAACGACTAATTTTTACAAGGGTAATGTGTAGCTATGTTCCACAACGGTTCACAAATAAATACAGTACGATATGAAAAACGAGATATTACAAATAATGTACAGGTTAAGTAAAGGAGAAATAAAGTATAATTTAGCATCAAAGCAAGTATTGGATTTATTTGGTGTTAGCGGTATGTTTTCTTCTGATAAACTTGAACAAGCATATAAAGATGGTGTAAGAGATGCACTTGCAAAAGGTTACGGAACTTTCGATGAAGAAAATTACCGATAACGCCTACGGCTATGAAGCGTTGCCGATAAATACGCTTAAACTTTCAAATAAAAACAAAATGAGTAAAGAGAACAAAACTTTGGATAAGCACGAAAACGGTAATGATTTTATAGCCGATGTTAGCGGTAGTTATTCTGACAGTAAACCACTAACTGAAATTGAATATCTTGAGTATATGAGCAAAAAATCAAAAACAGTACACACAATTGCTTATCCTGATGGAAGCAAAGGCGAATTAAATAGAGGTGTTATCGTTCTTTTATAATTACCGCTAACGGGTACAGATATGAATAGTTAAGGGATGGACAAGGAAAGCATTATAGAACTCCAAAAGATTGATTGCAATTGTAACGATTGCGCTTTCATGGCACGCGATTTAGAGAAGTATAAATCATATGACCACCTATACACTAACAAAAGTGGAAAGGTTGAGCGACCATCGCATCGCGTGCAATATGGTGACTGCACGAAATTTGGGAAACCCGTATCATTCATTCCTAACGTTTGTCAATTGCATACGCAGGAGTGTTTCAAACACAGGAGAGACCCTTAATTATTTTATATCTGATGTTGTGAAATGTAAAATCAAAGAAGCTGACTGGATGCCTAAAAAACTGACACCAAGTTATATCAGCCTTTGCCGATTGAATGTGCTTAGACAGATTAATGACCTGTCTCATTTGGTAAAGAACTTGGAAGCGGCTAAACTTCCGCTTGGTATTCGGCAAAGGGAACGGGGAAACATTCCAAGGAGTACCCGCCCCTTTGATTTTATTTTGCACAACGGCCCTAATAAAATGCAGTAGCGCACGAACAAACATTGAATAGAAGCAGAACGCCAACCTGCGCTATTCATTTTATTTATTGTTGGCAAACGTTTTTAATTATGATACTTGACGGACAATTAAAAGAACCAAGGAAATTTAGAAACTATCCAAGGGTAGCAAACAGCACTTCAAACGGTAAGTGGAGGCTTGTAGATAGAAACAATAATAATGAACCACTGACTGAATTTAAAGACACAAAATATAGCAAGTCTGATATTTCTTTGGTTCAATTTCGGCTTGAGATACTTAGGATAAACAGCGGGTTGTAAATGTTTGCCAACATTCGCTAAACAACACGACAAATTTGACGCATGACTAAAGACATTGATATTGAGGTGATTAAAGCTGATTTCATGCTTCATTGGTGCGGAAAAGTTCAAGACCTCACTATATTGCGTAGGACAAAAATGTCGCAACAAGAAATGTCTGATTTGACTGATAGAAGCATCAAGACAATTCAAAGGTTTGAAAACTACAAATGCAAGGACGCTGAACTTATGTTCCTTTACAAGGAAATACTTACCGCTTTTTCAGTCTAATAACCTGACCTACTCTCAACGTAGCATAGTGTGATGTTCCAGCCATATATCCGACACTCATATACGTGCCATTCTTGAACTTCAAACCGATGTCTAAGCCAGCGTGTAGTGCGTTAGGTGTGTTTGCATAAGTCATACCTCCGCCCGCTTGGAATGATGCAATCAGTTGGAACTTATCTCTATTGTCAATCTTCTGAATCTCAACAGGTCGCAGTATCTTGTAAGTGAACTCACGCGAAACTATTCTGTTTCTAAATATCGTATCGCGTATAACGGCCTGTAATGAACTATCTCGAATCGTGTCGATATATGTGACCACTTCTGTTAGATAGTGGCTTAGAATCGCTGCTGTGTCTATTGGCGCGTCATTGTAGACGTATCTTGTTGCACCGTCAACGTAGATTGTATCGTAAACAGTTGCAGACGGTAACCATTTAGTTACCTCTTTTTCAACTTCAATCGTGTCTGGTGGTGGCAATTCCGAAACGATAACACGCTCAATGCTGTCATAAATCAACTCAATGTCAATCTCACCAACATCTTGACGGTTGCAACCATTACGCAAAATGAGTAACGCAATCACGCAAATCAGCGCAATTATCATTATAACCTTTGAGTCAATCTTCATCTATTTCAACAACTTCAAACTCAATTCCGCGTTCTGTCAAATGTCCTTGCCAACCATCGGGCAACATCCAACCGTTTCGCGTATCGTCAGCATAGGGAGAGGGTATATCCCACGCGCCCCAAGAAGATCGTTGCGGTTGCCAATCGAAGTTTTGTATGAAAAGTATCTTAGACATTTCTACCTATTTGTGTTTGTAGCCAGATAACAGCCTCTGCCAATGTTTTCAATGCGCATTCTTCTAAGTAAGGTCTGTTTATTAAACATGAGACAGATTCAGAAGTGTTTCTGGCGGCTGTGCCCGAGTTATTCAAAGCCATACCATAAAACACTTCAGAAGATGGTGTAAGAATTGGGTCTCCGAATATTTCAAATATGTTAGCCGATTCCGATATGTTTGCATTAGTGGAGTTATCTCTCTGAACTGTTAAAAAGCCTACGTTTTTCGGGTTTTTAGATGTGTTTGAAATAGTCAAAAATGCCTTCGTGTTGGCCTTAACGTATGCTCTATCGTTTGAGTTTATTGTACCGATTTGAACACCGCTGTCGTTACTCGTAATATCACCATCACCTGCACCTATTTGAACAGATAACTGCGTAGATGTGCGTACATACGTGTCTATGCCCACATCATTCTGCCCGTAATCGCTTGGCGCATTGTTCATTATCATGTACTTGCCGCTGCCGCCTTCCAATCCGTTTCCGGTTGCATCTCCCGAAACGAATCCGACCATTGTAGCGTTGCGCGTTGGGTCTATCGCATTGATGGAATAACCCGCCACACTTGCAGTTGCAGAAGTATCGGGGAACATCGCGTACAACTCTGCATTGGTCGCTTCCAATTGCGCGAATACATTCTCGTTGAACGTGGTGTATATGCCCTTCAAGCGCAACATGAACCCAAGCACCCAATCTTTTGCCGTTGCGTCCATTGTGCCGCCTATCGCTGTTTCTTGCGCTGCAATGATTGCGTCTGCTTTTATATCTCCCGTAGTTGTGCCGCTTGCACTTCCTGCACCATCCGAACTTCCATCAGTTGCAGTTACCGTAACTGTGAAATCCTCGTATTTGGAAACCGTCCAATCGTAGGTATTCGATGCTTGTGTTACCGTTTCAAAACTTCCGTCTTGTTGGGGTAAATAAAACGTATGTGAAGTAGCCGTTATTCCCGTAACCGTTGCTGTGATGGTAACCGTTTGGCCCAGCTTAGGCGTGTCATCGTCTAACGAAACAGAAACACTTGCAGACGGTGTGCAAGGTGTAGCCGTAATGTCTTGAACACTTGGAACGCTTGACGTTGAGCCATCACTATCTGTGAAAGTAATGTTTGGTAACACCAAATTACCCTCAGCTTTGACCGTTCCCGAATAACTAGCGTCACTGTTTTCAACCGTAGCATCACCAACAACCGAAGGATTAGCAGCCGTTCCAACATCAGCACCCGCGCTATCGTGTATGGATTGGTCGTATGTTCCGCCACTTGCAACCGTGTCAACATCTACACCGTTGACTTGAATGGTTGCATCTGGGCAACTACCTACCTGAGTGCTTTTAAGCGTTGCCGTTACACTTATTGAACTACGTAATGTTGCGGTTGCTGTTATCATGTTTCGTAAGCCGTTGGACTGTCCTCAACTATTGTCAGTTCAATGTCCGTGTCAACTTCTCGTCTGATGTTATCTGCAAAATTCGAATCTGTAAATGATGCAATAACCTCAAGTTTGCAATCGTCAATTTTGAAGTTTAACAGTTTGGTGTTAGCCCTATCGAAGTTGACCGAAACAACACCTCCCGCATCATCTTCAATGGTTATTTCAGCATCACTTAACAACCACCTTTGAATAATGGTTTTTGGCAGTTGATAAGCGACAACCTCAAGGTCTGCCATTCCCGTTATCGTAATAGGGTTACCGTCTGAGCCGTTAATGGTCAACTCAATTACGTTGTCTGATTTTCTTACTATTGCCATAGTTACAAAGTTAAGTATTCTGTTTTTGCTTCATCTATAACTCCAAACGGTCGGACGAATCCTTGTATTTGTGCTGGGTGCAATATCTAAATGAACGAACCTTCCGCCACCGTGTTGCTTCCATCCTACACCTGTAAATCCAAATTCAAAGGCAAGTTTTGTCAGTAAGTAAGCATCTCCCCTGTCAACCTTAAAATCTGACGCAAGTCCTAAAGGGTGTGTTCCATCCTTGTTTGGTTTTCGCTTTTCAATTGAATGTTCGTATGATCGGAATCCAGAATTAACAACCATAGGTTTACCATATGCAGTTCTCAATTCTTGAACTTTTTCCATGAACTCATGTTGCATATCGTTTTCACCTGTCTCCTTGCAGTCAAACTCTTCTTTAGAGAAATTAGGGTATTTATTCCATTGTGCTTTCATCTTAATCTACCATCAATGATTCTAAAGTTATCTACTTCATAACTGCCATCTGACGGGTCAACATCGACAAACGCAAAACCATGATTCCATTTGTTAATCGGCATATATTGCGGGTGCATTTCGCAAAGGCAACCCGTTGACCATGTAGTTACAATCTTGCCTTCTAAGTTGTTTTCAGTATGTTCCGATGTTTGATGGTTATGACCACATATAACAGACGCTTTAGCCCTCATGTAGTAACCTCTCGCAGGGTTTACAGGACTGAACACCGAACGCCCGAACTCGTGACCGTGTAAGATGTTTAAACGGCCCGCTTTAATTATTCGCTTGTCTTGTATTAAAGTGCATCCGTATTGACCGAACTTTAGCAAAGTGTCTAAGGTAAATTCAGACGTTCCAAGTAGTTCGGGTGCTTTCGTTCTTAGATAAGCTTCATATCGTTCTTCGTGGTTTCCTAGCTTGAAGTAAATAGGGCATTGAAGTTCTTTTTGAAGTATTCCCAATAGTTCGCGGCATGATTCTAGTTCTTCGCTGAACTTTCGTTTTCGTGGGTCTTTTTCGTAACGAGACAAAGCGTAACAATCCAACGTGTCACCATTCAGAACAACCGCGTTGCACTTCTTTTCCTTGCCGTATTTGATGGCAACGGTTAACGCTTGAATGTTGTGATAAGGTACGTGAATGTCAGATAACAGAAGTATTCTAGTTGCGCCTTTTGGTAATTCAAAAGGAGGCCATTCTTCTTCATCGGTTTCTGGAAGTCCGAAAGGGTTTGAAACTCCTAACGCTTTAGCGTGTTGTGCTTTTTCAGTCTTATGCGTTGCTAAATGTCTATCGTTTTCACCACTCTGACCCCTGTAATATCTAATTTTGTCTCGAACGTCCTCTACATCTTTAAAAACCTTTTTGTTTTTCTTGTAGATTAGTTTTGCAAGTGATTTACTCGGAAGGTCTTTAGTTACTTCATCGTTCAGATATTCAACAACTATCTGACCTTTTACAGTTCGGTTTCCCATGTTTTGGTTTTAGTTATTCCTCAACGTGCAATGTATCTGCAAAGTCCTTATCTAGCTTTGCGATTTGCATTAGATCATTTGACCATTCTCTAGCGTCACGTTCTTTTTGTTCGTCTGTGGTTTCAAGCCCTTGATTAGCTTGCCTTCTTGCGTTTCGCTTTAATATGCGGTCAATCGCTTCTCTGATGCCTTGATTTTCGTGGTATGCGCTCATTTACCTTCTTTGTTAAAATGTCTAATATCTGAACTCAACCTATCTAAAAAATTATCTTCACCGTCATCACCACTCAAATACCAGTCAATCCTATGTGTGTATATTTGAGCCATTCTCAAAAAACGAATAGCCTGTTTAAACCTATTCTGTATTTCCTTTGGGTAAGTTGGATAAAACTTTTCCTCTGGGTACTTTTCATAGTAGTCACCCATTCCCCATAGGTCATCACCTTTCTTTTCCTTTCCTTGCCTATCTAATTCTTCTTGAATTTCATCAGCAATCTGTTCAATCTTGAATTGGTCGTAATTAAAGTGCCCTCCGCTCATGTTGTGTTTTTAATTCGCAAATCGCGATACGCAAATTACGAATTATCCTTTACTATCACATTGCCCTGTTCTGATGCAATGCTTAGAACATTCTACAGGTCGGACTTTGCACCAGACCTTCTTACTTGCCAAGATTGCAAATACGTTTGTCCATTTCCTCAACCTTCTGTTCCAATCGTTTCTTGCTGTCCTCGCAATCTTCGTGATTCTGACGAATAACCTTTAGTTCGTCTTGAACGTTAGAAAGTTCATCTTGCAATGACTTAGCCGTATCTTGCCAAATCGTTATCGCTTTTGCTACATTGTCGAGTTCGGTTGATTTAGCGTTCTTTTTGCCTTGAACGTAGGCCGTAACAGTTGTAGCAACACCGCCCCCAGCTACTAAGATTTCGCTAATGTAGTCCTGTAAGTTCATATCTGCTTTCATGTCTCTTTTTGTCTTGCAGTTCCAATGCTTGACGGTTTGTATTAAACGTTGATTATTCTGTAAAGCACGTAAACGGTAATGTCTGAATCGCCCGCTGTTGGGTTTCCTGTTTGAACAGACACGTTTAACGCTTCATTATCTATTATTTGTTCTGCACCAAATGCAGAAACCTCCATTTCAAATTTTGAAAAAGCATCTGCTGATTGATTTATTAAATTTTCAGCTTGTTTAACTGCACTAGTGTTTGTTATTAATTCCAAAACTGTATTCGTAGCATAAGCGACTGAATTAAAGTCAATTTTAAGCGATGCGCTAATTACTTCAATAGCAGTTCCTACACCTTGCGCTGCAACAATTGTTTGAGGCGTTGAGTTTAGTTGCAATACATCTGCACTCGGAATAGTTAACTCAGCGCAATAAGTAGGACAAGCGTTATTAGTGTTTGATATGTGTGTTGCAAAGTTTGCTAACGGTAGAATGTTAGGCATCAACTCGGCTAACGTTACCTGAGTCCAATATATACCCTCTTCGGGTGTTTGACCTGAGAACGTGCTAGGTGAACCAACGTAGGCAGCCTCCCAAATCTTACTGTCATAACTTGCGTATCTGTTTCTGATGTCAGCATCAAACTTATCGTAAGTAGTTCCCGCATCGTATGCCGTTACGTTAGCACCGCTTACAATGCTTTGAACAACGTCATACATCGCAATTATTCGCGCGTCCATTTCTTCAAATGACAACTCAGCACCTTTCGTGGTCAATGGTGGGTTTGAGGTAGTCCTCAATACCATGTTATCTAATTCGCTAAATACACTCATACTGCTCTCATTCTAAATCCAAAACCTTGATTCTTTCTAAGACTACATTGCCATAGTGGGTAGTCTGTATAGAAGTTATTCAAAAAGAAAATCATTTCATCTTCGTGTGCTTTCGCACCGCTACGTGCTTGCGCTATCATTTGCGTGCGTTGCGTACCGCTTAACCTTTCGCTGTTCTCTAAGGTCTTTTGCACGAACCCTGAGTTAGTGTTCTTAACACCGTCCAAAACAACCATACGCGCGTACACGTAATACTTCAATACTTCTTTAACACCTTCAAATCTGACCGCGCTTGTGTAGCCCGTTGGTGTGTACGTCTTGCCGTTAAGTAATTCATCGTATTTCGTTACCGTTACGTTATTGATAAAGTCTAAATACAACTCTCTACCTAGTACGGGTTTAAGATCAAACTCCTGTGCCTCGTCAATCACGGGGTCAATGTCGCGTTCGTCCAAGTTCTGACTAACGTACTTGTTATTCGTGAAGTCTGTTATGCTGATTAGTCTGTTCATAATGCGAAAGGTTGAATTTGGTAATCGGCATCAAATATCTTCGAGTAGCATTGCTCAAAGATTGCGCGTTCGTCTTTGGTCATTAGGTTGTAAAAGCTTACAGCTTCTTGCAGTTCCTTTGTCAATCCTAATTTTCCAGAAACAGCATCTAAGAATATAGTTGGTATTGCGAACACCTTACGAATGTTGTTCTGTGTTGATGTTTCGTGATACTCAAACAGCTTGTCATTGTTCTGATGAGTGAACGGTACAAGTTCTGGTTTTTGATCTGGTGTTTCAGCATCAATCAACATGATTCTATTGAAGTTTTCAGCACCTTGAAACTCTTTGAGATTATCAACCATATCATCTTCTTCAAATGATATATCTGCTCTCGCTTCGTCTTTCAATGGTGGTTCAATTCCAGCACCACCGTAACCACCGCCCTCTGCTTGACCATATCTTACAAGCATATGCGAAGCCATGAAACTACCTGAAATGTTCCGATACTTGAACAGCTTTATTTGGCTATCCGTTTCAATATCTTCTAACTCACTATCATAGTAAGCCAAAGGGTAAATCAACTCACCGTGTTCACCGTGATAGTAAACTTGACCTTTGTAATGTTCAATGCCTCCTGCCGCTTCTATTTGCCCCATTACAACCTCTGGTCGTGGGTCGTAAACATCAATGTAATCAATGTCATCTTTATTGACCTTCTTGCTCTTTTCCCTATCCCAATTGTCGTATATTGCAATCTTGTCAACTTCGTTCGTGTCTTTATTCACACCCAAACGACAATGAGCGAAAGGAACGTAGTCAACGCTTGCAACTTCGCCCGTAATTGTGTAGTTGAAATGGATTGCAAAACCTTTATGCTTTGCGTAGTCCATCGTGTGCTTTCGCAGTAGTTCATTTGTGGTCAAATCTGGGTTGACTAGATTGTCTCCACCCGTTACAAATCCACCACCGTTGATGAACTTTTGAAAAATGTCAATGCAGGACTTCGCAACACCCGAACCATTGACAATATCAACCGTTCTTTGTGGATATGCGTTGTCATCATCATAGTTGATAATGCCATACTTACGGTCATCCCTTCGGGTTATCCGCTTTTGTATTTTAGCTAAATCAATCCTCATTTAACTTCTCCAAAATGGTGTCATAATCCCATTTCCAATGCGGCTTTTTGCCCTTTTTTGCTTTGTAAAGTTCTTTAAGTTCGTCAAGTGTTGGAAGTTCTGCTGATTCTGTATCACTTTTTTCTGCTTCAACGCTACTTTCAACCTCTGAAACAACCTCTTTTGCTTTGGTTTTCTTCTTTGGTTTGTAATCACCCAACAGTTCGTCACCATTAATAAAGTTACCAGCGTGTTTTACGTTGAATCCTACCATTTCTAAGGCAACCTCATCGGTCATGTTCGCGTTAGTGTAGTCTGTGTTGTTAAAAACCACTACTCTACCTTCACGCATCTTGTATTTACTAGGCATAACTAATTGTTTTAGTTGTTTTTCTGTTTTTATGGACAATTCCATGTATGCATCAAAGATACAATTTCGACACGTACCTTCGCCAACACGGTTTCCCGTTAGTTGATAGTATAATTCAATGAAATCTTTGACGTTTTCATCGTTCTTATCTATCTCTTTGCCGCTTACTAGAATCGAAGGCCTGTAACCCTCTAATTTGTCCTTTAGTTCTTGTACGTTCATTGTTCTAATTTAACAAAAAAGGCGAGATGTTAACCACCTCGCCCCCTTCACAATCAATCTTACGTCAATCTTAAACTAAACTGTCAACAATTGCCTTAGTAGTTGCGAAGTCAGTGTCCCACAATGTGTGCGGTAATGAACTAGGTCGAGAAACTTCATCATTTCTGATGTTCACGTTGTACGCTCCTTGAAGTTCACTGTCTGCAATTACCCTTTCAAGTTCTTGAAGTCGCAACCCTGTCTCGTAACCGTAAATTTCAAATGCAGCGTTACCATCTTCACCTTTGTGGTTGTTCTGAACCAACGCGACCACCTTAGCACCATCTAGCTTTTGCAGTTGTGCCTTCGCTTGTGGTGAGTTCTTGAACACTTTGAAGATAACTTCATGGTCGTAACCGTTCACGTACCGCCCTTTGACCATCGCTGAACGCGGTTCGTTAGAATTGTTAATTCCTTCAAATACAAACCCTGTTACACCTGATGCAAGTGTGATGTCTGTAAACAATAACGAGTTAGTAGGGTCAACGGTCACATTACCGTTAATGTCATCGTAATTGAACAGAATCAATCTGTCATTTGCACCGCCTGATGGTGGGTTATCGCAGTCATATAAAATGCCCGCTGTTAAATCGTCACAAGTTGCCATGTGTTTCTAGTTTTTAGTATGACATCTGTACCATGTAGTCTTGAAGCACTTTCGCGTCAAGATTAGCACCGAAGTCAAAGTAGTTTTGTTTCAATCGTTTGTTGTAGAAAATATCTACTTCTGAAAGGTTGCCCTCTTCTTCTGTTCCAAAGGCAAGGTTAGCTTTAGTTGTCATCAATACTCTGTGACGTCTGAAAGCACCTGTTCCTGCTGAGTTAGAAGTGTAACCCGTAATCATTCTATCCCAGAATGAAAGCGCAATGATTGTTACACCCATTCGTTTTAGAACCATGATACCGTCTTGTAGATATTCAAAAGCAACATCAATTCCGTTTGAAGTCTCAGCTTCTAGTTCTCTGATGTATTGGTCGGCTACTGACTTAGTAACAAGGATAATCTTGTCCTGCTTGTCTTGTAGCCTGTAATCTGCTCCGAAAATCACTTGTTGCAACGTCTTAGTTACAACTCTGTTAGTAGTGTCTGTATCGTTAAACGCTTGGTCTGCCGATGTTGCTTCCGCGTTCTTCACGCTGATAGTTCCTGCACCCGATGTTCTTCGGTCAGAATCAGCCGCAGCAATTGCGTAAAGTTGTTTCCAAAGTCCGTCAATTGCGTTCCATCGTTTCGCAACGAATCCAGCAACTTTGAAGTTACCCGCAGGACTTGCAGCGATTGTAGCCGCATCCGTGTCACCGAACCAGATGAATCGGTGCATTGCTTCGAAGATTTCATCTTGATAACGCTCGATGAAAAAGTCTGCAAAATCAGTAGTTGTCAAATCGGCTTTGTTCAAACCGTTCTGAGTTCCGTAGATGAAGAACGTGTCTAATAGGTCAGTCCAACATTCGCTGAATCTGTCATCAATGAAAACAGGATTCCAGAACTTCTCAGTGTTGGTAATTCCTGCCGTGTTCTCAACAGGAGCGCATTGACTTGTGTCAGATGCTTGTCCAACAAGTCCATTCAATCGACCTAAGAAAGCAATTTGCTTCTTTGCCTTGATGCCTGTGTAAGCGGTTAATACTTCGGTCAACGCTGGTTTAGCGAACACCTCTTCCATAATGGCTTCGGAAATTGCTCTTACTTCCTCACCATTAAAGGTTAAATCAGATGGGTTGATAATATCTGCCATGATTACTTAGTTTGTTTGTTTCGTTTTTCTTTTCTACGTGCTTTGATTTCTTCGTAGCTTTCTTTTGCTTCTTTGGTGTCAACGTCAGACGTTGGTTTCTTAAATGATGGTGCTTGTGCTTTCGGCTTGTAAGTCGATGACATCTTAGCCAACTTCGCAACCTCACCTTTGACCTCTTCAAGTAGTTCAGTGTTTTTGCTTGCTTCGGCTTCCATCTTTTCAACCTTAGCTTTCAACTCTTCATTTTCAGATTTCAAGGCTTCCATTTCATCATCTTCGCCTTCGCTTGTGATAGATGTTACAACACCTTCAGCGTCAACCACAACAGATGTTCCATCTTCAAGCGTGTAAGTACCCTCACCCAATGGCTCACCGTCCATTGTCAATGATTGGCCTTCTGCTAGTTCTGCATCACCTTCTGTTTCCACAATGTCTCCATTGTCCAGAGTGTAGGCAAGTGCCTTTTTGTTCATTCCCAATTTGTCGAGAATGGTGTTTAGGAGCGTTTTCTGCTCGTCAATTTTTGCTTCAACTTTTGACATATCAACTTTATTAGTTTGTTTTCTCTTTGGTGTGTATTTGGCTACCGCCTTTAATGGCTCGCTGATTGAACCAACAAAACCAAGTTCTTTAGCTTCTTCCGCTGTAAACTCACTTTCAGCGTCCATCTTAGAAATGATGTCCTCGATGTCGTGGCCTGTTTGTTCAGCGTAGAACTTTGCTAGTTTTTCCTCTTCTTTTTTAAGGTCATCACCATACTTCGCGATTTCCTTTGCATCACCCATTAGACCGCCCCACGGATTATGAATAAACGTCTTAGCGTTTGGAAGTGAGCGTCTGTTTTCTTTTTTAGCAGCTAAGTATGGAACAGTTGCAATTGAACCCACCATGCCTTCGTTGATGGTTATAATTTCCTTTCCAGTTGCTACAATCGCATCGTGAATAGCCCAACCTTCGTTAACATCTCCGCCTCTCGAATGAATGTGAACAATCAACGTATCAGCATCTTTAGCCGCGTTAATCTGGTCAGTAACGGACTTTAGAGATACCGCCCCGTACTCCTTCGCGTTATCGCTTTGGTCGTGGTAAATGTCTCCGTAAATGAAAATATTTCCTTCCATCGGTTGTAAAATTGCAACCGTTGTTTACTATATTTACCGACACGAAAAGGACGGTAATGGAATACAAGAACACAATTCACGTAATTGGATTAGGCGAAAGCGCAAAGCACTTCAAACCAGATGGTAACCTGACAATAGGCGTTAATGATGTTGATGGTTGTGGTCGTAACGTTTGCGTTGACCGTCCTTCGGTTTTCAATTCTGAAAGGTTAAAGGCAATCGAATCACTAAAGGTCGATTTGTTCTTTACTCATTTGGACGATTGGAACTATCTGCCGCGCGTCCAGAAGATAAAACTGAAAAACATTGCAGCACACAATGATAGATGGAATGAGTTTATACCGTCTTCAAACAACTCACCTTTTGTTGCCTGTGGTGTTGCGTATCATTTTTACGGAGCAACTGAAATTAAACTTTGGGGAGTTGACTTTAATGACCATCCAAATATCAAAGATGAAATGCGTGAACAATCTGTAAGAGATTACGCGATACTCAACAAGAAGTTGGGAGGTATTATAAGCGTTCACCCTGATAGTTACCTGTACGGTAAGATTTAGACAACGTTGATAATATGAAAAGTAGCGTAATATATGCACTACTTTTCGAAAACAGATGAATTTGAATAAATGTAAATACTTTAATATTAACCAGTCAGCAGCTATTTTTTATATTATGTGTTAGGTGCTGGCGCAATATTTAAAATAATGGAAATAACTAATGTTAAATTATCAATTTGGATTAACCCAAAAATGGGTGGGAAACAGTTTAATAGCTGTAATGAAGCTGAGGAATTGCTTAAAGAGATAACTGCTTTAATTAAAGAAAGAGGTTATAAAATGAAAGATGAAATGTGTGGGAAAAATCCCGAAATCACAATATTTAAGTCTTAGGTGTGCGTTGGCTGCGCTTGCACCTAACGGTACGGCTATGATGCGTTGCACCTCCTACGCATCTACGAAGAACCGAAGTAGTTTTTATTTTTTAGGGAGGGATATTTTTTTGAACTTTTTTATCAAAACATTTGGAGGTTTAGATTTTATCCGTACATTTGGATAAACAAAAACGGAAAACGATGAACACAACATTTAGCAAACCAACAGAAAAAGCACTTAAAAACGCTAAATCTTACTACCAAACATCTTTTACAAAAGAGGTTTATATGAATGGATTTACTCCTAAAAATATCAAAGACCACTTCGGTGTATCTGTTTTGATAGTAAGAGGTGGCGAGCAGATATTGAACGACTTAACTTTTACCAAAAAGACAGGGAAATTAGTAATGGCAGAAACAGTTGAACGCAAATACATTGACTAATGCTTGAAGAAATCACATATAGAGCTTATTTAATTGAGCCAGTAGAGCATTCAAAGACACGAAAGTATTTTGGTGTTTTTTCACCAGATGGAAAGCATCTTTGGAATTGCAATACAAAAAAATCAGCTAAAAAACTTGTTGATTTAATTCTTGATGAAGGTTATGATCCCTTCGATTTCAGTAACAGGCACTTGTTAAATGAGTGATTTTCTTATTGACATAATCGACACAACAGATATGGAAATAGTCAACTGGCTGCGCGCCAACAAAGAACGCCTATCCTTCCGAGCGATAGAGAAGGAATTAGGCATACCTGATACTACATTGAGTAAAGCGGTAAAAGGCACTCAAGAACTACCTAAAAAATGGGTAGAGCCTTTAACCAAACTGCGTATGCAGATGTGCGGTGGGAAAAATAAAAACGGGCAATGAAGAACCGACCTATCTACGAAGAACGGCAGCAATGCAATATAGCCTTTGTTGTGCTTAACGAAGTGGCGTTTTAATGAAGCACAACGGATTACTAAAAAAACGGTTTTAATGTTTTTTAGTACAGGTTGTCTTTAACTTCAAAATTCCTTTAACACCTGTTTCTTCCAACGTTTCAAGTTGTGAGTGAAGAACCTCGTGCAACTTTTCACCGTCTTTAAGACCGATATAATCAATATCAACCTTTTCGCCTGACAACTCAATGAAACGATTTGCAAGATTGTATATTGAAACAGACTCTCCCATATCCAATAAGTAACCACCTGCAGGCATTGCGATTGTTGCAATAACAAACTTAGCGGCTTCTGGAATGGTCATAAAATAACGTGTCGCATCCTTATCGGTTATGGTCAGGTTATGACCTTCTGATATTTGCTTCTCCCATATCTTCAAAACGCTACCATTTGAACCTAGAACATTGCCAAATCGTACAAACTTTTGACCGAATGTAATTACATCGTTTTCAGCGTACCTCTTCGTTTGACCCATTACGCACTTAGGTTGCGCAGCTTTGTCAGTTGATATTAGAATGAAGTCTTTTGATTTACGCATCATGTTCAATGTTCCGCTTACATTGACATCATATGCCACATCTGGAAACATCTGCAACATTCCAACATGCTTGTATGCAGCAGCGTGGAAGCATACATCATAACTCCCATCATGTGTTCGTATGTCATTTAGCATTGGTTGAACGGTCGGTAACTCTAAACATAAATTATGCAGTGGTGTCTCAGCATTATCCAATGCGAGAACTTCCAAGCCCATCGAAATTAGTTGTCGACATATTTCAGAGCCTATTGAACCAGCCGCACCCGTTACGACTATCTTCTTACCTTTCAGAAATATACACGCATCTGTAAGGTCGATGTTGCGCTCTTCTCGATTAAGTAATTTCATATTTCGAGTATTCCTTTCAGCCGTTCACCCATCGCTTTAAACGAATGTTTTTCGACCGCCCATTTTCTATGCGCTTGTTGCAATCCTCGCATTTCTTCATCGTCCATATTCATCAGCCAATAGATGTGATTCTTGAAATCATTTTCATCTTTAGCCAGTATCAATGGGCAATCTCCATAATTCTTTTCGTAAACATCTGAACTCAGATTTTGAGTAACAACAACCTTACCCATTGCAGCCGCTTCAATAGCCGTGATTCCAAAGTGTCCGTACTTCTTACCTTCCACCTCTGGTGAAAACAGTTCTACGTAAATATCGCAATCTCGCATACGGTCAAGGCTTTTAGAATGGTTCAAAATATCCGTGTGTGATTTGAAGTTAGCACCGCAATCGTGCATCATTCGTTTGATTGCTTCTGTTCCTTTAACCTTTGGGTTTGATGGGCAATGCAGGAACTTCCAATCGTTTGAAGATAACCTGTAAGATGGTTTGATATTGTCAACGTCAACCGCCCTATCTATGTAAACTTCATTCTTTGCACCTTGTCCTGCGAACTCACCATGTGCTATGCAAGTTTTCCAGACTACTCTATTGAATAACCTATTGAGGTCTTTCGGGTTTCTTCGATATGCTGTTCCAGTATGGTAAACAATTACCTTACCCTTGTAACCGTTAATCAATTGCAGCATCCGAGTATCGCTATTGAATATCTGAACAATGTCGTAATTGCGAACAGCGTGTTTTATTTCGTGTGGTGTTGCTAACGGGTGTTGTTTGTCGTAACCGAATGAATGTGGGTATATCTTCAATCCATCGCATTTAACGCCCACAGAACGCAATGCAACCGAGTTAGAATAGGAATAGTTAGCCCAATCGTTGGTACTGATGTTTAGAACTTTCATCGTTTCAATAGTGGTTTCTTTTTTCGTTTGATCACTTCCGAGTAGATTACTTTCATCTTGTATTCAGAACCTGACATCTTTTGTCCCTTGTGAATGTAGGTTCGTTTCATTGTGCCGCCAACCCTTGCGCGATTGTAAAGGTAGATAGGCTCTGTAATCACTCCGATTCTGTCTTTTCCACACATCTCCAAACATGAAAACATCAGTTCGGTTTCGGTTGCGTTGTCAATCCACTTTCCGAATACTTTGAAGTCCTCGTCTGGTATCTCATCAAATAGAAACTTCTTAAACGTGTTAGGTGCAGTTGACCGATACATCACTTTCCTGTAATCTCTATTTTGATGCGTTAGGTGGTTGAAGTTCAAATCAAAGCTATCTGGTAAGCCGTTACCATGTTGGTCTACCCAATTTCCGTAGGTCATCCACTTACCGCTATCGTATTCTCGTTTGACGCGCTCTAAGCAATTAGGTAACAGTTCGTCATCCAATCCAAGCAACAAACAAACGCTTTCGCTGTCAAGTGGTCTTATTGCTTGTAACCGCCTAAGTGCCGCGCCTTTGTTCTCATTGTAAATATGTACGGATATGTTTTCACTTTCCCAACCTTTGATAGCGTTGCACGTTCCATCGGTTGAACCGTCTGAAATCAAATGCAAGTGCCAATTGTCGTAAGTTTGATTCTTAACAGATTTAACGCATTTATCAACGTATGAAGCGCAGTTCCAACCTGTGCAGATTATTTCAAATCTCATTGCATCTGTTTTACAATCCTTTCAATCTGTCTGTCTGACATATCAAATTGGTCGGCAGTCCTTTTTATTGATTGCGAATAGTTCTTACCTGTTTTTCGATGCACTTCAAAAGTCAAGTAGATGTCCTTGTTGCGCATTATCTTGTAAGAAATGAACCCTTCGCGCATTAGCCTAATTAGTTGACCAGATTCATCGAGTTCTTTAATGATTGCGTTCATATTTGTAAATTCTGTTCTGTTCTTACTTTCCGACCTTGTACGTTCTGAAATTCTTCCAATACTAAAACAGGTGGCGTTTGCAATATAGTTTCCTGTAAATCCATTTGCGCCATGTTCTCACGCATTATTACACCGCTTGACCTAGCAACACCACCCGCTGCGAACTTCTGCACTAGACCGCCTTTAGCATAACTTCCGCTATTGTACCAATCAACACCGCCTCCTGCCGCGTTCATTGCAGATAACATAGGTTCAAACATCTTAGTTGATTTAGCATTGATTACAGCTTCACCATTTGAAAGCCTTGCAGGTATGCTATCGCTTGTGCCTGTTCCTGCCCCTAGCACCTTTCCACCCGTTGCAAATGCAGGAGGTGGAGGTGGTTTCTGACTTGAAATAGTTGCTATCTGAACCGCACCCGTTGCAGCCGCTAACGCTGCCAACACAAACCCCGCATACGGTGTAGGGTTGGATAGTTGAGCCATAACAGCCGTAGCCGTATTCGCAACCGCTAACGCTATCTGTAAGGCTTTGGCAGTCTTGAACTGTTGAACCTCTATTCGATAACGTTCCTTAGCCGCTTTCTGTTCGGCTTTGGTTATGGCCTTCTCTTTGTTTTCTTCGGACTTCTTACTGCTATTGATAGCGTTGATTTCCGCTTGAAGTTCTCTATCAATTCCAGCTAACTTGTTTTCAGTTGCTTGTTGTGTTGCTTGTTGTACGGATTGCAATACGCTATTGACAACTTCCATTCCTAGCATCAACTTTTCCTGACCTTCTTCGGATAGCCCTATCATATCGGCTACCGTCTTGTTATCTGGATTGTTGATTTGATTTTGAAGTATTTCTATCTCATTGCGTACTCTTTGCAGATTCTGAATTTCCCTATCAGTTAGAACATCATCAAGCATAGCCGATTGTTCCATGATAGCCAAACGTTCATTTAAGAATTTAAGCGCAATCTTCTGTTTTGCTAATTCTCGTTCCTCAACGTTTTCAATCTCAATTTCAGCTTGTTGATTGGCAAGTTCTTCACGCCCTTGAAGCAACTCCATTTCACGGTTGAACTCATCGGCTTTCGCTTCTCTGTCAATCGATGCCAATTCAGCTTCATACTTCGCGCGTTCGGCTAATTGTTTAGCATACTTCTTTTCGTCAACCGCCCCGACCATATCAGCAGAAGCCGTGTAAGCCGCTGTTTCATCTTCGATACTTCTTAGCTTCTCAAACAGTGCTTCGCGTTCTATAAAAGCAATACGCTCCGCCCTTTCTTCTGCATTGGCTATTTCTATTTCGGCCTGTGATTTCTTTAGTTCGGCCTGTTGTTCAATTAGCCGCCTTTCTTCTTGGTAACCATCTTCTATCTTCTTTTGGCGTTCTTCATCGGTTTCAATTTCCTTTTCAATAGAACCCGTTACGCTTGCCGTTGCCTTCTCTTTTTCAGCCGCTATCTGTTTACGTAGTTGCACCTCTTTGTTGTTCAACTCAACAAGTCTGGTTGTCGCTCTTTCTTCAACTTGGAAACGCATAGCCTTTGCATCGGCTAACCTTTGTTCATCCTCTTCTAAGTTTTCAGACAACGCTAGTTGTGCTTCTATAATGTCAACCCTTTCTTGCGCTAGTGCCTTCTCCTCTTCAATCGTTTGGCGTTGCAATGCTGTTGCACGCTGAGCCGCTTTTAATCGCTCCTCTTCGCTTTTACTTTGATCTTCAATGGTTACACGTAGCTTCGCAACTTCTGCATTACGTTGAGCCGTTGATACAATCAGGTCGCGCTCCGAATCACGTAGCTTCTGCATACGCTTTTCAAGTTCGGTTGACGCTTTGACCTCTCGCTGTATCTCATCCGTAACACCGC